TCATGTACTCCAGCATGGACATGGACTCGGCAATGTTGCCCTTGCCCTGGTCCAGCCGGCCCACCGCACCCTGCGACTTGATCCGCACCACCCCGCCGGGGCGAGACGACAGCAGATCGTCCAGATTCACCTGGCCGTCCACCGCGAAGTAGCGCCCGTTGACTTCAAGGTAGGTGTTGTCCAGCACCGCCCGAAGTAGCGCGGTTTCGGTCAACTGCCCGCTCATCGCCAGGTCAGCGACACTCAGGCCAAAGAACTTGTGCGGCTCCGGGATCGGGCAGATGGACACGAACGGAACGAGGTCCACCACCTCGTTGGACAGGATCTCGCCTCCCGCCCGGCAGACCTTCCTCAGCTCCGCGATGCCGTCGCCGTCGTAGTCGCAGCGGACATAGCACTCCGTCACCCAAACCCGGCGCTGCGATGCGTCCTGCGAGTCGTCCTCCAGATCGATGTAGTCGTCATCGAACTGCAAGCGCTCGGCGCGTTCGGCGTTCGACCACTCGCCGTCGTCCGAGCCGAGGGCCTCGACGTTCTTGTAGCCCATGCTGCGAAGCTCCGACAGCGTGCGGCGCACCCGATGGCCCACGAACGGCGCGGACTGGATGTCCTTGGCCTTGCGGGAGATCAGGAACTCCTCGGGCGGCACGTTCTCGATGCACAGCTTTCCGCCGGACTTCTTGCGCTTGCAGGCCAGGTCGTACACCACCGCCGGGGGCTGGGCCTCGATCTGGGCAAGCTGCTGCTGGATCTGCTGCGCCGCCTCGGGATGGGCCGCTGCCATCTGCTGCATGTGCGAGACAGCCTGCTGGCGCTGCTTGGCGTCCTCGTCGTCGGGGTAGGAGCGCTGCTCCAGCACCTCGATTTCGGGGTCGTCCATGATCTGGGCGAGTTCGACCTGGGACAGGCCCCGGTACTCCTCGCGCGTTTCCTCGTCCCGCGTGTCCCACCAGACCTTGACGATGCCGCGTTTGAGTTTCAGCGCGTCCTTGAACCACGCATAGGTGACCGCATGACCCGAGTTCTTCTTGAAGAACAGGTAATTCAGGTAGTCGGTGCAGTTGCGGGCCTTCTGCTCGTCGTCCGGCTGGGTGGGCTCAAACTCCACCACCGTGTCGCCGCCGGTGAACTTGACCATCAACTGCGGCAGCATCGCCTCGATGGTGTTGCGCACCACGGGGACGACCACGGAAGACCGGCCGTCGATCTCCGGCGGGGCGAGGTCGCCGGTCGCTTCGGCGTAGAAGTACGCCTCGGCCTTCCTGCGCTGCTCTGCGAGCTTTCCGCCAAAGAAGCCAACCGCCTGGCGCATCTCCGCATCGGTGAGCGCCTTGAGTTGGTCGTCGGTCATTTTTGCCATGTCGGTTAAGCCGTCGTCAGCCTCGGGTATTTCAGCGGAGCGCTCGATTGCGGCTCCTCGTATGCAACACACATCAGCCCGAAGGCATCCGCCGCGTGGCTGGACCAGTCGTGCTCAGGCCCCAATCCCACGTTGCGCTCTGCATCGCGCTTTTCGTGATACCAGCCCAGAGCGTCCCTCCCCGCTTCCGTCGTTTCCGCGTTGAACCAGATGCGCGAGAACAGGTTGCGCGCCCGCTCGATCCGGGCCATCGCCGCTCCCTTGCCCTGGTTCGGAATCACCGTCACCGTGTACAGTGCCTTCCTCAGCTCGGAGGCGTAGGAAACGTCATGCACCTTGTCGTTTGACTCCCCGTCATGGGGCAGCCAGATCTGCGCCTTGCTTTGGTCATAGCCGCGCGAGCGAAGCCAGGCCAAGTGCGAGCCAATCGGCTGGCCCACGGCCTCGTAGTAGTCCAGCACGCGGATTTCCTTGCCGACGAACTGCGCCACCCACATGCAGAACGCATCCGCCTTGGCGCCCGTGCCGCCGATGTCCACGAAGACCCGAAGCGTCATCAGCGGATCGACCGGCACCCGGCCCACCCTGCCCTGCGTCTTGGCTTCGGTCAGATGCTTGGCGAAGTACGCGCCTTCGATGGCGGTGGCGTACTCCCCTTCCCAAATGTGCGGGTACTGCTCCGGCCGCTCGGACAAGTCTCTTTGCCTGTCGCGCTCCAGCTTGGCGGGGAATCTCGGGTTGTCGCGCCAGTTCAGTTGCACGACCTTCACCAGCGCATCCTTGGAGAACCGGAACCGGCCTTCAACCGGCGCGGCCTTCTTCCTCGGGTTCCACGTCACCCACAGTTCGGCACTCCAGCCCTCGCCTTCCTCCCGCAAGGTCGGGATCAGCACCGTCCAGGCTTCGTCCGTGACCGGCTCGGCCTCGTCCACCCAGCACAAGAGGATTCGCCCCTTGGACTTGATCGAGGCAATGTTGCGGTCCAGGCCGGCAAAGGCGAAGGTGATTCGCCCGTCACGGCTCTTGATGTACTTGTCGCCTATCTCGTAATAGGCTTTCAGGAACGGCTCATCCTCAATCGCCCGCTTGCACTCCTCCAGCGAGGAGTCTTCCAGCGAGTTCATGAACTGGCGGGCGCACAGCAGGATTCCGCTGACGCCCTGCATGCCGTACTGGTAGCCCCGCACCGCCGCCATCTTGGCAAAGCTGCGGGTCTTGCCCGACCCTCGACCCCCATGGGCGCCCCGAACGTCTGCCGGCCCGTCAAAGACCGGGATCAGCTTCTCGGGCAGCTCAATTCTTGCCGTCTGCATTCGGCGCCATGGCGACCAGTTCGATGCGACCGACCACAGCCAGCGGGTTTTCCTTGTCCCCGACGATGGTCATCGGGAGCACCTTGCCGACCAAGGTCAGGAAGGCGCTGGCGGTCCTGGGATCGTTTGCCTTGCGCTCCAGGTACTCCACCCCTCCGGCGTTATCAAGGGCTTGCAGGATCATCTCCTTGAGCTCCTTGGTCACCTTGTTCGGGGTTCCCTTGGGTCTGCCGGGGCCGCTTTTCTGGCCCTTTTTGAATTTCGTTTCTGACATTGTTGCGGGTGCCTTTCGACGTGTCCGCGCGGGAGGGGTTGTGGTTAGTTGCGTTCTTCGATGGCGTACAGCGTGGGCACGTACACCTCAGAGTTGGCAGCGGGGGTGAAGCCTCCGTTCGTCACCAGATAGCCGTACAAGGACGTTTCGTCGGATGCGAGCCGGAGTTGCTTGTTGTTGCCGTCAGCCTGCGTGAACAGCCATGCGCCGCCCGTCCCTGCGAGGGCGGGAGAGCCGAGGTCCAGCTTGCCAAGGTAGTGCGCCTTGTCGGCCGCATCCCCCTTCCAAGGCGCGTTGTCGGCCAGCGCAGACGGCGGCGGCTTCTTGTACAGGTGCAGCGTGAGGCTGGTCATCCCCGAGGGGACGGCGCTCACATCGATGCGCACATCCGCCGAGGTGATGAAGATGTCCCGCCCGATGGTGGATGCCATGTCGGGGAACGTGATCACCCCGCCCACCACATCCCCTGCGGTGTAGGGGGTCTGGTTCGCGGGACGGGTCACGGTGGGTTGGGATTTGTAGGCCATGCCTATTCCTATAGGTGTGTGGATTCCTGCATCACGGCTGGCCGAGGACGCGCCGATAGTTTGTCGGGCGCACGAAGCCCCAGAAGCTCGCACCAGCCGCCGCATATCCTGCGATCCGCTTCCCGGCTGCTGTGTAATGCACCCCATCGCCAACCCACGCAGGATTGAGCACGGACTGATTGGCGGGGTTTGCCACTGCAGTGGCGATGTCAACGTACATCGGGAACGTGGCCGCAATCCACGCATTCAGCGCCACTCGCTTGGCCTCCATCGTTCCGTCTGCTGCGATGGTGGAGGTGGGTGTGCAGTTGAAGACGACCGGGGTAAGCCCATCCGAGGTCGCCTTGTTCACCATGCTGGTGATGCTGGCCTGAATGTCTATTAAAGCCCGGCCCGTGGCGATGTCGTTGATACCCCCTTGGATCACCGCATACTTGCAGTTCACCGCCAGCGGAGTAATGTCTGTTGCCCACCGAGCGTCCATGGTGTCTGTCGTTTCGCCGCCGACAGCACGATTGAACACGTTGACATTGAGCAGCGCACCTAGCCAGTTCGACACTTCACGCGCGCTCGTGAAGTCAACCTTGGCTGAAGATCCTGCCATGGTGCTGTCGCCAATCATGGCGATGCCGTCTTTGTAGGTGCTGGAGATCGGCTCAAGTTGAAAGCCGCCGATGTACATGTCCAGACTTGCGGCCCCGCTGTCGAGCGTTCCCTGTTGGTACCAACTGTTTTCCGCTGCCTCAGAGCCAAGCGCGGTCGTTGGCGTCGTCACCTTCGTCAGCGATGACGTGGTCAGGGCGTGGACTACCTGCCATACCCTGCGCACCGTGTTCGGGACGACCAGCTTGGAGCCGTGTCCGAGGTTGCCTCCGCTCAGGGCGCGCATCCAAAAGAACTGCTCGATTGCCCCGGCGTTCATGACGTAGTACGACATGAGGTAACGCTGCCCCGCGACAAAGGGGGCAAGCCCCAGACCGCCGAAGTTCGTGCTGATGCTGCCGAAGAAGTTGGCCGAAGACAGGCGGCTGAGGGTGATTCCGTTATAGGACACGCTATCGCCCGCGACCTTGGTGGCGTTCGTCGCGCTGTAACGGTTCGAGCCGAGCGCCTCCGTGTACTGCCACACGTTGACGCCGCCGGCAGGACGTTGCAGCAGTTGACGGATGGCAGCTTTCACGACTCTCCAAAGAAAAAGCCCCGACTAGCGGGGCCAAGGGAGGCACTTGCGAAGGGCAGGGGATCAGCGGGCGTCAGGTGGCGGGCCGCACTTACCTGCGCGAGAGGCGGCTTGCCGGATGGTGCTTTGTGCTGCGATCCCCGTGCGGAGGTTGGCCGAAGCCAGAAACGAGAAAGGCCCGCCGAAGCGAGCCCTTAAACGCGGAGTGACAAATCCACTCCTACTACATTCCTAGGGTTATATTCCAAGCTCAGCAGCAGCGTCAAGCCTTTTCTGCCGGATGACGTTCATTTGCAACGCCACCTCCGTGTGTGCCCGGTGCAGCCGGTCGTAGTAGGTGGAGGTCTGGAACGGGTAGCCCTCGTCGCGGAATGCCTGAATGACCCACGGGCGGTAGTACATCATCAGGGCCGCCCACAGATTCACCCCGTGTTGCCGCAGATCGTCCATGGCGGCCTCAACGTCGCGGAAGTCGCGGGCCGAGTAGCCGGTCGGGTCTATCGAGCTGGCGGGCGAGCTTTTGAGGCCCCTCATCCAGCTAGACCCGGAGGCGTAGCCCAGCCCCCCGGTCTGGGATCGCAGATCGTGCATGGCCCACTGATTCAGCAGGCTCACCAGCCACCGGGGTTCGATTTCGATTCGTCGCCCCACGTTCAGGACTCGACTTTCTTCACTGCGCGACCGCATTGGAGGGGCGGGGTTATCGCCCTCTCAAGACTCCATCCTGCGTCCAGCCGCGCGCAGATTCGCTTCCGGCTCACGCCGACCCGCTCTGAAAGCTGCGCTACCGTCAGGCGCTCTCCTTGCCAATCAACGTAGCGGTTGCTGCGCTTGTTGTTGGCCTGCTCTGTCGGTGTTGCCCACCGGCAGTTGCCCTGCCAATATCCTTGCTCGTTGTCGATTCTCTCAATGGAGCACCGCTCAGGAGCCATCCCCATGTCGTGGACGAAGTTGGCGAACTCCAGCCAGCGGTCACATACGCGGATGCCGCGACCTCCGTACTTGTAGTAGGAGGTGTTATGCGGGTTTGTGCACCGCTGCACCATGCACGACCAGATGCGATAAGTCCGCGACCGGCTCGCCCCATGTTTCGTGTAACTGCGTCCCATCCGCACTCCTGTCGTTGTTCGTTGTTGCTTACGCTTCCACGTGGCTGGGCCGCTCGATGTGCCCTGCCCTCACCCGCTTCCAGCACTCCGTTACTGCGTCGGCCATCTGGCGAGGGCTGCTGGCCCGAAGGATCTCCTCGTACAGCGCCAGAGCCTCGGCCATGATCCCCAGCGCCGGGCCGGTGAAGCCGTAGCGACCGTGCTTGCCCCGCATGGAGTCGCACTCCATCAACGCTCCGACAGCACGCACGAACACCTTGGCCGCCTCGCAGTCCTTGCTGCCGCCGATCTGCTCTGCGCGGATCAAGCCCACGTTGATCGCAGCGCCCACCCTGTCGTACAGGTCGTCGTCCGTGCCGCCGTGGCACAGGTCGTCATACGCGGAGTGCAGGCGCAGGAGGATGCGGTCGGCCTCCTCCTTGGGGTAGGTTTGGCTGGCGATCAGGAGCTGAATCGGGTTCAGGCCCAGCGTCGTGATCGGTTTTCTTTTACAGCGCTTTTTCATCTCAGTCCGTCCATGAGCCCAGAGGCTGGTAAATCACGCCCACGGGGACCGGGCGCGCCCTTGGCGTTGCCAGCTCGAAAACGCTCGCCGCTATCGGGTCGGTGCTGGGCGGCCTCGGGATTTCCTTGAACGTGCGCCTCGGGACCGGATGGGCGCGCACCTCACAGGACACATACACCGCAGGGGCCGGCTGTCCGGCG